CCCAGTATTTTTCATAGCCTGTGAGTATATCATCATCAGCTATACACTTTGCCCAATGATGTAGGCTCGGCTCGTGATCTAAAGGTAAAGTTAATTGAATAAACATTAGTCTCTCCCCTCCCTGTGCCAACACTCTTTCAAGTGTGCCTCTTCTGCTACTTCCCAACGCGACATGAAATCTGTAATCCATGTGCTTTGTTCCGGAGTAAGTTTGTGCTCACACAATAACTCCATAGCATCTACGCATTCAAAACCCTGTGCCTTGCACCACCGAGCATACTTGTCATGTAATCTGTGGATCATGCTCATAAGTTCACCCCCACGATCTTTATGTAAGGTTTGAAAGTTCCAGAAAGTACATTGAATGTAGCCTCGTAATGAGTGTACCCATAGAATAACTCATCAAGATACTTGCCATTTAAGTCGATGATAGGACGCGCCTCGGTCCCTGCAATTTTGTGCTTGCCAAAGGGATCAGCGGTTAGTTCCATGGTTACATATTTTAATTCTTCGTGCATAACCCGTGAAAATACGATCCCTTTCTTGAAACCAATATTCAAAAGCATTGGACCCTCGATCCACACGCGCTTGTGTCCACGGTTGCTTCCAACCTTGTAAGTTTTTTTTACATCGTCATGCCAGTAAAAGTCTTTTGGAACATTTACTCCATAAAAGTTTGTCATAGTTGAACCTCATAATTGAATTGTTGATATTACACAAGTTAATCAAAGGGCCACATGTAGTCAAGTTTTATTTTTAGGGAGGTAGTACGTCGAGTTACACTATAGGCACATTCTCCAGAAAAAAAGTAAAAAAGTTTTTATCCATTCAAATATGACGTAATAAACGTACTAAACGTACTATTAAAAATAAACAGTAATGTTTACAACCTTCTAAGTAGCCCATGAGGTAGTACGTTTGGCAGTACGTTAGTACGTTTCTCTGGTGAAAACTCCTATATAGGAAAGATGGACATCATCCGGTCTATGGTTTATCTTGTTGGTAATACACAACGAGGAACATCATGTCGATGCAGGAAAAGATAGAAGACGGGGAAGAACGTGTCCTCACAAACAGGCAAAAAACCTTCGCTCGGTTTATTGTAGAAGGCATCTATTCGAATGCCGAAGCGGCGAGGAAAGCAGGGTTTGCAGAATCAACAGCCAGTAAACATGCATCCCTTCTGTTAAATGGAAGGGACTATCCGCATGTGCTCGAGTACATTCAAGAGATGAGAGAGGAACGAGAGCGCAGATATGGCGTGACAACTCTCGGTCAACTCGAGAGGCTGTACAAACTGTCGGTTGGTGCTGAAGAGAATGGTCAATTTTCTGCGGCTATTAATGCTGAAAAAATTCGCGCCGCATTGGGTGGTTTAACTGTTGATCGAAGAGAACAAGTGAACACCATTGATCAGCTATCTCGAGACGAAATTGTTGGACGTTTAGCAGACCTTCAAAAGAAATATCCCCAAGCTTTTGTAATCGAGGGGACAGCAAAGGATATTACACCAAATGAGCAAGGGACCAGAGGCGAACTTTTGGAACACATTGAGGTCGAATCTGCCTCCGAAATGCCAAGCGACAAGGATTGAAAACAAACATGGGGGCGGTGTTCCTGATGTACATTTAATCTGGGATGGCTTGCCTTGTTGGATCGAATTAAAGGTATCTAAAGGAAATGCTGTAAAACTCTCGGCTCATCAAGTCGCATGGAATACAGTGTATTGGGCTCGAGGTGGTGCAAATTTCATCTTAGTAAAGAGGTCCTCTGAGCGTGACCTACTTTTATTTGAGGGGGGTCAAAGCGCCCAACTTGTGGAAAAAGGGCTGTCTGGAACCGTTGGTTCGAGGTTCGTGGGCCCTGCGCCTTTATTCGAAGGTCTGCGGCCCCGACTTCTGGCCCGATACTCTGCGGCTCTGCGCCCTGCGCCCTAGTTTTTTGGTCTGCGGCTCCGCTGCCCTGCGGGTCTGCGGTCCCATGTTATTTGAATCTATTATGCAGCGCAATAAAAAAGGGGCCGAAGCCCCTTTCCCTAGTGTTCTACTATCGCGATTGATTTTGCTAGGCTAGATCCCTTGCATAATTTGCACGCTGTGCATTGGACGCGGCGTCCGGCCTCTTTTGATGCCGGACAAAGTGTCTCTTTTGTTTTGTCGAGATCCTCGAGTCCTGTTATCACTCGGAATGTGCGCCGACCCTCGGACCAATGCGCGGCTGCCTGTTCGTGAGTGTCCGCGCTTTGCATCGCGATATCTGGACGCCAACCGCTTTGGTGGCTGTATGCTGTGAAAGTGTCCGCTTCTGCTAGTAGATCCTCCCACACTGACGCCGGACACGCTGCCGGATCTCCGTATGTCCCAACTCGGACAAAACGTCCGCGGCCCATGTCTCGAGCGGATCCGTTTTTATATACGCCCCGTTGGAAAGCTTTCCAAACTATCAAAACACCTTGCCCTAGGTTAACGTAGCACTTGCGATTCTTGGCAATTTTGCGGACAGGATCTGTTGTTGGTGTCCCTCGCATAACGCAATCGCCGCATATAGTAGAGTCTGCGCCTGTTTTGCTTGCCTCGAGTGGGTTTATGTCACGACACAATATATAAGTTTGCACTACAGTGCCTGTCTTTTTGTTTCTATTTGAATATGTCGCGATAACGACAATCGGTTCCCCATCCAATAGGCTTGGCCCGTTGTAGATGATTGCACTTTTCATGATTGAATACCTTCTGTTAAGTTAGATCTATATGTTAGCAGAATACAAGTTGAACACAAGTTAAAAGTTTATCAACGAAACTCTGCGGCCTTATTGCTCTGCGGCTCTGCGGCCCCGTCTCTCTCTTCTATTGTTTGTCTTTGCGCTGCCAATGGAAAGGGGCCCCGCAGGGCCCCAGATCCTAGTTAAATCTTTCGTCTTCCATCGACAGCCGCCACTCGGCAAGCTCTCGATCAGTATGTTTCTGGGAATATCGGAACTTCCATTCCTCTGGAATTTGGGACAGATCCTCGACCTCGATTGAAACCTCGGTTCCGCATTCATCGTAACATATAGCAGTAAACATTTAAAATCCTCCTAGTTGAAATGAAGGGGCCCCGTAGGGCCCCTGTGATTATTCGGCATCTGCCATGTTTTGGAAAGTTCGGAGCGCCTCGACAGCGGCCTCGCGCTTAACCTTTTTCATGGATTTAAGCAGATCCGCGACCTTGTAATCTGGGTCCTCGACCTTGGACAGAACCTCGATAATCCCTTGAACCTCGTTCAGTTCGATTACCATGTTCACCGTCATGGTGGTTTCGTTACAGTATGATTTACGCATGGTGCGCCTCCTCTAATTGAATGCCATTATTGGCAGGTTTAGAATAGCAAAAGACTTGCCCCAGGTCAACAAGTTATACACAAGTTAATCCCTGCGGCCTTGTCCCTGCGGCCTTGCCTCTGCGGCCTGCGGCCTCGTCTTTTCGCTGCGGGTTTGCACAAGCCCATGCGCGGAGACCCGATATATCGGAGCGCATGGGCGGGGTTCTATTCGCACTCTGCCATTACTTGTTGGGCCAGTGCCTGGGCCCAACGTGCTATGCTTTCTAGGTCTTTCTTTAGCTCGTCTGGGTTCGCATAGTTCCCATTGGCTAGTTCCCAGGCAGAAATCTCGATGTTCGTGAGCTCATCTCGTATGTATTCTTTTGTCATCATAGGTCGATGTCCTTGAACATCTGCACTACTTGCTCGGATATATCGACCCATCCTATCCGTTTCTCGACCCCATAGAACAAGTTCTTAAACCTTCTATCATCCTCCGGATCGGTGTAATAATCTCCCACCACAGCGCATCGATGCCCTGCCCAACGACCTAACATATCGGAGCCGTGCACATCGCCGCCCCCTCGCTTATCGTTTCCCTGGGCAATAACCAAACAATAGAGTGCATCTTGTAAACTCTTATGGTTCCATAGTTGTTCGTAGTGTTTGCCCATACCGCCAATCGCCCAAGGATCGACGTACTCTTTCATCGTTATATTTATTAGTCTGTGATATTGTCCCATCTGGACCTCCTAGTTGAAAGATGCCAAGCGCATCACGAAGGGCCCCACGCGGGGGCCCTTGCTGATGTTCTTATTATCCTGGGTATTCGTCCCGCCATGCTGGATCAGCATCTACAAGCTGACCGTATTGCGTGATCTCTCTGGCGTATGTATCGCCAAGCTCGAACCCGCCACCATGCATATGCGGGGATGTTGCCGCAACAAACCATCTAGCATATGGATCGTTTTGTTCTGCGCTAGAATGTTTGTAGGTCTTGAGCACCCGCCACTCCCAGCCCTGGGAGTTCTTGTAAACTGCGTATGGTGTTTCTTTTGTTCTTGCTTTTCCGAATGTTGTTCTTGGCATTATAGCCTCCTATTAGTTGAAATTTATAGTG